CTTGTTCAGTTGTTTTAACTGCATATACCCACATCTCAATAGTAAAATCACCTGTTCCAAATGCCCAATCGGCAGAAGTAGCAAGTTGTAAATTATCTCCAGTACCATCAAAAAGAACTGCCATTTCTCCTGCTACAGATGGATCTGTGAATGGAGTTGTTGGAACTGTTATAGATGAACCTGATGTGTAAACGGAAGAACCTTTTATTATTCTAATATTGGAATAATATGTTTGATTGGGCGAAATGTTTCCATTCCAAGAGTGTATTGTTAAATTTTGTGCGTTTGTAAAACCTAAAGTTGCAGTGCTTGTAGTTGTAACTTGTCTTGTGCCGTTTATAAATAAATCTAAATTGTTACTTGCATCTCTTTGAACGACAACATGAGTCCATGTATTTTTTGATGCCGTAACACCTCCAGTTAAAAGATAACTTGCCGTATTAATATCATAGTATTGAAAGTACCCATTAGCTTGTAATTGTAAAACCGAACCAAACCCAGATTGACCAATAAGCGTACCCGACCCGACTGAGTTTGTAAAATAAACAAACAATTCAATTGTAAATGGTCCTGTCCCAAAATTAAAATCGGATGATGCGGGTATAGTAAAAGAATCACCACTTGCATCAAATAAATTACTCCAATACCCATTAGCATAATAATATGGGCTAAAGTCATTACCATAAGCACCACCTTGCAGAATAATTTGGTTATTAGCCGATGAATTATCTCTAAATGCTTTATAATTTGGATCTCCTAATGCAGCAGTGTTTCCCTCACCTTCAGAGCCATCACCATGAAGAAGTAATACAGTCTGATTAAAATTAGAATCTGTTGCTTCTCCAGCAGCCCCTCCAAGACCATAACCTAATGGTTTAGTACCTATGCCTCCTTTTAATCCTTTAATGGGCATTAGTAAGTGACCTTTCCAAACTGGGTTTGAGAGGCTAGGCATGTATATTGTGCCGAACCACTACCTCCATCTGCTCCTCGAGTTATATTAACTAGATAACTATCTATACCAGCGGCATTACCCTCTGATGGAGCGGTGGTTCCTCCTTGCCAATGAACAGGTGAAGCTGTAGCACCATCTATTTTTATAGCTGTTAAATAATAAGCCGTGCTACCCATACTAGATTCAAAAGCAAACGAAGTTGTTTGACCCACTGCTACAGTTGCAGAAAAAGCGGTGCTAGCATTTCCTCTAAAATTAAGCTCAAAATTAGCCGCTGCATCATTTGTTCTAAGCTCAACATTATGACTCAGTATATCAAAGTTAATTGTACCAGTAGCACTTGAAGTATTTATACTGGTTCGTTCTCTTAAATTATTTTGAAAAGCAACCTGACTAACCATTGTTGATATATCCGCCGTGCCTGTTCCTAAAGTTACATCATCAAAAGTTTTATTAGTTAAAGTTTGTGTGCCTGTGTCAGAAACTAAAGTAGCATCTGAGTTACCTATAGTGCTACCTCCGGGTAGCGTTAAGGTATTAGTAGCTCCCAAAGAATGATCTGCTGCCGTGATTTTTTGCCCGTGTGAATTAACAGCACAATTAAGTTGTACTTGTCCTTCAGTAGAACCAGAGCCTTTGATTTCAAATATCTGGGTAGCTGGAGCTACCGTAAAATTACCTGATGTGTTTTTAAGATCACCTTCAACATTAAATGTGCCACCAACCGAACCATTACCCGCAACATCTAAGGTGCCACTAGCTGAAACATCTGTTAAGTTAAATTCACCTGTTACTTGAAACGTACCACCTACGGAAACGCCTCCCGCAACATTTAAATTATTAGAAGCATCTAATATAACTGCTTTAGGACCGGGGTATGTAGTAAAAACACTTTTTGACCCTGCCGCCCAATCAACAGCGTTATTAGAGTTAGAAGAAGTTATAACTGTAGTTCTAGCTAATGTGGCAGAAGCGTTTAACGTACCTAAGCCTACCTCGTAACTACTATCATCTGTAATCACGTAATAACAAGTATTACTAACTCCTACACCATCTGCAAAAGTTCTAAAACCTGTTGCTGCACCTCCTAATGCAAAATTACCTGTGCCTGTTGTAGAAGAATTTTCTTTTACTCTGTCTGCTTGTATTAAAGCCATTTAATTCCTCCATTAAGCTATACGTATAATTGCGTTACTAGCGTCTGGAGTAGGAAATATAACTGAAAAAGTTCCAGATGTAGATGATTTATCAGCTCCGAAATCTAACACCACAACAGCTTTATTACTTTGAGAACTATTGTATATCAACGCTCCTCTAGCTGTTATAGTAGAACTAGTAAAAGAGCTGTCTGCAAAATCCGTAAATGCGGTAGTGCCCCCAGATGTAGGTGTTGTAGCAGATAAAGTGTTACCACCTGCAGAATATCCTGTTCCGCTAGCTTCATTTGATGTTGAATAAACAGTTGTACCCGCACCCAAACTAGCTGAATCTGTAAATAAAGCTAATTTAAAAGTGTGTCCTGAACTGTTTGTAAAATTATGCGTAGCAGTTAAAAGCTCTACTTTAAAACTGGTACACATTGCTTGTGTAATTGCCATTATGATCTCCTTAATATATCTGCTGCCTCACTATGTCCTCCTCTTATACAGGTTTGAATATCCCTGTCTTTTTGAGATTCCATAGCTTGATTTATATATACCTTTAGGACAAGATTTAAGTTATCTTTAAAAAACTTAGCTTGTTCTCTAATTGCAGGAGGGGCAGTTTCTGCAACGGATATTATCTTACTCGTGCATATCTCTGCGATATCATCAGCCGATAATCCACCGTAATTGCTGGTTTTTACGATTGGTGATTTTATATCTCCAGTTTTAATATTAAACATTTTACCCTACTCCTACTCTATTTTGTTTAGTTCTATACGTGTCCTGCCTATTTTTACCTTCACTTAGCGTTTTAAGTCCACTCAAAGCTTCGTTATATCGGTCCATGTAGTTTTTAAATACGTCTTGTTCACCTTTCATATACACTTGAGCTTCTAGTAAAGCACCGTACAAAAGAGCTGAATCGTAATTATCCCCTAGCCATGTATTAGTGGCAGTAACAATAGATTCTGGATAATAAAAATAATAAAGTTCTGCGGTATATCCAGTATCAGGTGTAGGGCCAACTATAAACGTATCTTTATCAAAAAGAGCATAGTGTGTAGGTCTTGCTGTGGCAGTAGGGTCAGGGAAAGCTTCTCTAATAAAATTTACGTCTTTATTCATAAGATAGTGATAAATTCCAGAACTATCTATGAGAGCTAATGAAAAATTAGATAACCAATCAGTAGGGGTTTGCAGGTATCTATTATTCTGAGTTAAACTTCCCGTAACAGTTTTTCTTAAACTTAATATTTGTACAGAGTTATATATTTTTTGTTCAGCTAAATCTATAAACTTATTTATTTGCTCTGTACTTGTATTTGTTGTAGCCCCTCCTAAAGAATCAGTAAATTCTGTATCTGGAAAATCATTTTCACAAAAACTTTTTATTGTTTCAAATAACTGAGTGTAGTTCACTTATAACTCCTAACTCGTAGTAACAGTAACAGTTCCTACACTGCCAGTGCTTACTAAATCGTTTATATCATCCAAACCAAATGTATCGCTTAACCCCACAGGATTAAATCCAAACTGATAATTTCTAGCGTTTGATTCTGCAAATCTTGATAAGTCAGGTCTGGGATTTCGTATAGCTTGTGGATCTTCTACAGGATAAAGACCTAATCTGTTTTGTGGATGGTCTTTTTCAAAACATGGAGGACACACAAAGATGTTTGTATGTTCACCTCTTATTACTAATGGTTTAAGTTCCTTGAGTTTATACCTGAACCCACACCTATCACATTCAGCAATAGTGTGTTTTCCAGCGGCATAACGATTTCCCATTTATCCTCCCAAATAAAATTCTCTAGGAACAAACCTAACTGCTGCCTTTTCTCTATCTTCTCCAGACGCATACGACCACTGTTCTTCATACGCCATTTTTAACATCTCAATCCTCGGAGTTGCTTCTGGTATCTTTAAAGATAAATAGTACGCTAAACCAGCCACCATACACGGAATTAACCTAAACGGTATGTCTTGAGTCTCTACGCCGTTCCCTGCGTCTTGAATCCTCCTCATTCTCCAATATACAAACGTATATGTGGTAGCTGAATCTGGTACAGGCCACAAATGAATCCGAGGACTTTCGACTCCTGTAGGTGTAGTCGCTCCCGATCTTCTATCTACCCAAACTTGTACAGGTCGCCCTGTATTATTTTTACTTGGTATAGAAGCATAAGTGCTAACAGATATTCTGCTGATTGATAAATCTTGTTGTGTTGTATTCGACCCCGTTCTTAATACGTGGTCTAATAAATCTATAGTGTCGAGAGGTAAGTCGTATTCAGAAGTTCCAGAAGTAAGTGGGACAGATCCTTCTTCGATAGTCCATAAGTTTATTCCTCTGTTTGCCCATTCAATAGTTAGTAAATTTAAAGAGCGTCTAGCTGTAGCTAAATCATAACCTGTGCGTAATTCAGTGCCACACCTAGAATATGCTTCTTCCACTAAATCTATTAAGTTTAAGTTAAAATTAGTTGTTCCAGTTGTAGTCATTTTGCTTTCACACTATTAATATATTTTCTATAAACTCCAGCAGCAGACTTTTTACCCATAACCCTAGCTCTTTGTTCCATAGCTATAGCAGCTTGAATTTTATGAGCTTTTGATCTACCGCTATTTCTTATCTTACTTACGCTTTTTACTGCATCCTCTCTAGTAGCGAACTTCAGTCCTTTTATTGTACCCTTTGGGTTTTCATCCGTATAGAGGTCAGAGTGCTTTTTAGACTTTGCGGGTTGACCGGGTTTTCTTGGTATTCTTGGATTTGGTAATCGTTTTGACATTTGTTGGTTTACCTCCCGGGTTTCCTGCTGCTCGTTTTCTCTGAACAGCAGATTTACGTTGTGCCGCAGTCATAGATTTAGCTTTTGCTCTTGGTACACATTTTGGGTATGCACGTTTGCTATCTCCTTTCGCAGACTTACGTCCACAAGCTTGATATTTGCCCTTTTTCTTAGGAGCACCTATGTCTACCCAATCTCCTTTAGAACCTTTACCGAACCATTCTTTAAGAGACATAATAAGTTACCCAAACAACAGGCAGTACAAAGATTATAAAAAATAACACTAAGCCCATTTAAGCGTAGCCTCCTCCTCTAGCCTTATATGTACGCACTAACCAGCCGTTTGCGTAAGCTGATGGATATACCTTGAACTCACGCTTTGCTTCAGCTTTTACTCTAGCGTACAAAGCTGGGTTTGTAGGTTTAGAGCCAGACTTTTTTTTAGTTGTCTTTTTCTTTTTAACGGTCATTATCTAACCCTTCCGCCTCTAGCCATCTTCTTCATAACAGCACCGCCTTTGGACATCTTAACAGCACCGCCTTTAGCCATTTTCTTCATAACGGCTCCGCCCTTGGACATTTTAACTGCTCCACCTTTGGACATCTTAACTGCTCCACCTTTGGACATCTTAACTGCTCCACCTTTGGACATCTTTACAGAGTTACCTTTAGCCATTTTTTTTCTCATCGTAGTTCCTTTCCGTTGTCTAAGTAATGCGAAATCTTTTCCAGTTATTTTACCATCACCATCAGCATCTAGTTTTTTTCTATTACCAGTAGCAGTGTTATTTTTTTTATTTTCTTTTTTGTTTCCTTTTAGTTGTTTTGACATCTGACTTCTCGATATCGACATTTTCATCTCCTCTATAAAGATTGTTGAATGTTATATTTGGGTCCATATACGAGTCATCTTGCTCTGCACAATGTGTAAATTGTGTTGGTCTAAAATCAGGAGCACCCTCACCAGTAACCCAGAGAGCAGGACTAGTAACTCTTACTCTATTATTCGGTAATGCTACCATGTTGCCCTTCCAAGGCCCATCTGTCAGCACCATAACGTGACTCTGCTTGTGTTGGGCTGGACAGTCTGCGATTTCGCTTTCGGTGAAGTCCACAGTGAAGAGATATCTCGATGTATGAAACTCCCCGGCGATCTTACATAACCATGGGCTAGGCTTACACCTGTTAAGGGACACA